TCGATGATATTGGTTTTATGGCACCTTCCTTGGGTGTTATGGACCCATCGCTGCAGGAGTTGCTCTACGTGGTGAACAACACACCTTATGTCCCGGCACAAGCTGAACTGCAGGATAAAGGTCGCACGCCCGTGATGGCTGAACTTGTTTTAGGTACTACGAACACACGTGACCTCAACGTCAACGCATACTTCGCCTGTCCTCTAGCGGTACAACGTCGATTCGAGTATGTGCTCACCATTTCCCCCAAGAAGGAATTCACCCACCCGGACAAACCCGGTATGTTGGCATCCCATCTCAGGCCACCATCGATTGAAGGTGCGTATGATGATTTGTGGGATATCGACGTTTGCCGTGTTACACCTGTGGACACCAGGAATACGAATAGGCCCCAAGGCAAGCTCGAGCTGGTGCACTCGTTTAAGTCCATGCGAGAGTTCCTTCCTTGGTACAACCAGCAAATTCTTTCTCATCATGAAACCCAGAAGATTGTTCAGGAAAGCTTGGAACATGCTAAAGTAGTTGAATTGTGCACATGTAACATGCCTCGTTCGTGGTGCTCATGCATGCCCACTCAAGCGCTCGAATGGATGGAAGAACCTGTTGCTCCGGCTCCGGTATTGGAAGTCACAGAAGATACACAGTCACAACTATTGGATAGCGCTATTGCTCCCGTAGATATGACGACCGCATCTTTTATGCGACGTGCCTCTTATATGGCGTCACTGGTGATTATCTGGCACTATCTGTGGTACCGTTGTGTCTACAACGTCCGCTTGCTGAATTTCTTTGCGACCATCTGGTACGGAGATGATTGGTTTTGGCGCGGTGTTTATCGCAGCACGCACAAGTGGGCCATCACCAAGGCCATCTTCGGGCACCTCGGTGCAGTTGCGCAAAAACGGATGGGAACACCTAAACATCTTACATTGATTCTTGGATTTGTAGCCACTACTATTGTAGCTTACAAAGCCGGGACGTGGTTCTTTGCTGATTGGAAGACCATGTTTCCTCAGGGAGCGTGCGAATCAGTTGCAGAGAAACCCATTGATCTTGAAGCTAAGGGTACCGTCCCTGCACCTTCCCCCAACTTTCGACCTACGAAATCCTATGCTGACCCCCTAGCCTTTAGCTCATCAGACCTCTCACAAAGTTCATTGAGTTCGGTTGGGCTGGCAGACTCTCACTTTGAAGAATTTTTAGAGAAGGCCACTGTTGTCTTCCAGACACGCTCATCTGATTCTAAAATTCGGATGACGTCAGCTGTGAATATCAGGGGTAACGTGTACATGTGCAATCAACACAGCATACCTGCAGATGGTGATTTTCACTTGAATGTCATCAATGCAGAATTGTGCAACGTGCGCCCCGGATTGAACAATATCCTGATTACGCCTGAACAAGTGATGCGAGTCCCAGACTCCGATATTGCGTTTATTCGTCTGTCTCCTTTCCCGCCCGGCGTAGATTTTACACAGTATTTTGCTGATAAGACCTACACGGCGCGCGTTGATGCACGATATGTGGGACGTACGGTAGATGGACGGAAGTGGGCACAGGACCTATGTAATGTGCGTATGGAAACCCGAACGTGGCCAGTACATGGTAAAACCATCACTGCTCCTGTATGGATTGCCAACACGAACGTACCGACGGTCGATGGACAGTGTGGTACTATTATGTGGTCCCGCACGCCCAAAGGTCATGTCTTTCTTGGCATCCACACTCTCGGTCGTGATGGTATTGTTGCAGCTTTGTCCGTAACGCGTGACGTGGTTGTCAAGTACTGCGATGCTCTGGATCCTAAACCCATTCACCGTGGGCGTGTCGAGATCTCTGCACCTTCCAAGACGCGTGTAATGGGACCTCTGCATCCGCAAAGTTCTATCCACAAGTGTAAGGCAGGCAGTGGCAATGTGATCGGTTCATTTCTGAAGGAACACCGCCAACAGAGCAAGACCAACGTTGTACCTACGTTCATTCAGGAAGCATGTGTGAAACGTGGCTACAAAGTCACGCGTACAGCCCCTGATATGTCTCGCACCCCTTGGATTAACGCCTTGAACGATATGACACGCCCCGTGACACTCCTCAATGAGACGAACTTACGTTTGGCCAGTGAAGACTTTATCGGTACGATGCCTACCATTCACCTCAATGACGTGCACGTCTTTCCTCTTAGTGTTGCAATCAACGGTGCCCCTGGTGTCCGCTATTGTGATAAGATGAATCGTAAGACTAGCGCTGGTGCCCCGTACCGATGCCCCAAGAAACCGTTCCTAATCTACCTAGATGAAGAACAGACTCTGGTGGATGTGGTACCGGAAATCAAGGATGAGATCAGAAGGATGATTGGAATCTATGAAGCTGGTCAACGTGTGCACCCCGTGTACTGCGGACACCTAAAAGACGAACCCGTGACCTTTGAAAAGGCTGCAATGGGTAAGACTCGTGTGTTCACAGCAGCTGGTATGGCACACGTGTTGGTCACACGTATGTATCTGCTCTCTGTCATTATGTTCATGCAAGAAGGACGCTTTGACTTCGAGACGGGACCCGGTACAGTGGTTCAATCCCGCCAGTGGCACGATCTCCGCAAGTACTTGACTCATTTCGGTGAAGATAGGATTGTGGCTGGAGATTATAGTAAGTTTGATAAGCGTATGCCTGCGAGCGTGATTCGCGCCGCCTTCGGTATCATTCACACTATTTGCCAACGTGCTGGTTACGATGAGAACGCTCTGCGAGTGGTCGCTGGAATTGCTCTTGACACCGCGTACCCGAACATTGATTTCCACGGAGATCTGATCGAGTTCTACGGTAGCAACCCCTCTGGACACCCGCTGACAGTGATTATTAATGGTCTTGCCAACTCACTCTACATGCGATACGTCTACACCATCTTGAAACCACCCACTGAGACTCGTCCATTCAAAGAGAATGTTCGTCTGATGACTTACGGTGACGACAACATCATGGGTGTGAACCCAGAGTGCAGTTGGTTTAATCATACAGCGATCCAAAAAGTGTTAGCTGATATTGATATTGGTTACACTATGGCAGACAAGGAAGCGGAATCTGTACCCTACATTCACATCGATAACGCTAATTTTTTGAAACGCACTTGGAGGTTCGATGCCGATATTTGGTCTTATGTCGCCCCACTAGAAGCATCATCGATTGAGAAGATGTTGACAGTGTGCGTTGCCAAGCCTAATATATCACCAAAATTTCACGCTATTGCGTTGATATCTACGGCAATCCGGGAATACTTCTGGTATGGATGGGATGTGTTCCACGAAAAACGTCAAATGTTTATCGAGATCATTGAAGAATGTGAACTCGAGGCATATGTTGAGGAAGATACGTTACCATCTTGGGAGAACCTCTGGGCTGACTTTGTGCAATCCAGCGAAATCCCTGATGCTGAGTGGGACGAGATGATGGAGAGATTTTCCATGTCGCGAGCCATGAAGATCATGCTGGAACAGGCTCGGATGTAATCACATTATGGGGGAGTAAACCTCCGCAAAAAATCCGTGCGGTGTGGCCTTATCAGCCCACCACATGTATCGTGATTGCCGAACCACAACATGACGCATCCAGCGGACGAACTGGAGACCTGTATCCACAGTACACAACTGTGGGCGATAGCAAGACGCCGTCTTGCTCGTGCTTTGGCACGTATTTTGCCCGACTCAAGCATATTTTGTGCACGAGTTGCAAGTGTGATTGTGCAAGGTGTCAACCGATACTTGTGCACTCATACTATACCACCCCTCCCCCCTGGGTCCACTACCCATCGGATGAATTTAGTTTTAGTAGCGAGGAATCGAAATTTAGTGAGACGCATGAACTTTGTGTTCAATCAGACGTTATTGCTCCCGATACCACTACAACTACTACCTCGGTTAATGAAACAGTCAGCTTCTCAGATACAGCTGTCGGTGAGATTGGTGGCATGTCCATCGCTCCCACTGCCCAATCTGCTGCTGACGCGGCTGCTACCGCCGACCTCGTCAAGTTCTTGAGTCGCCCTGTGCGAATCCATAACTTTACTTGGCTGGAGAGCGATGCTGTTGGTACAACAAGAACTATCTCCCCTTGGAGATTGTATTTTGATGATGCACGCATCAAGTATAAGTTGAATAACTTTGCTTTTATGCAAGCCACTCTCAAGGTCAAGATCTTGATCAACGCGTCACCCTTCTATTACGGTTGCATGGGCACGTTTTATCAACCAATGCCGAATTTCACTCCCTCCACCATTACTACACCAATTAGCGGAACGCCCCATTTTATTCCATTGTCACAGAGACCCTGTGTCTGGTTGAATCCTCAACATAACGAGGGTGCAGAGATGACGTTACCAATGTTCTGGCACAAAAACTGGATCAATGTTTTGAACGGAGCTGATTTCACGAATATGGGGAAACTCGATTTTGTGAATTTCACTACCCTTCAATCCGCGAATGGTGTCGTGGGAACTGGTGTGAGTGTGGCCATTTATGCGTGGGCTGAGAATGTTAAGCTTTCGGGACCTACTGTCGGACTCGCTCTCCAATCTGATGAGATGTCGACTCAAGCCGATGAGTATGGTCAAGGTGCAGTATCTCGTTTATCGAGCTCTATCGCACACACTGCTAGCAAACTCAAGTCTGTACCATTTATTGGTCAATTTGCCACGGCGACTGAGGTAGGAGCATCAGCTGTCTCCTCTGTCGCAAAGTTGTTTGGATTTACTAACGTACCAGTTATTGATGATACTCGTTCTGTACGTTCTGATCCTTTTCCTAAGATGGCCACCACTGAGGTTGGTTATCCTATCGAGAAGTTGACGGTCGATTCAAAGAACGAATTGAGTATTTCTGGTGAAGCAGTTGGTCTATCCAATGAGGATGAGATGGCTATCTCGTATCTGGTTCAAAAGGAATCCTATTTGGCGACTGCCAATTGGACTACGACGACACCGGTGGATCAGATTATTTTTACGTCTGATGTATCACCAGTGTTATTTGATCAAGATGTGAGTACAGCCACTCGATTGTATACAACGCCAATGGCTTGGATGAGTAATCTCTTCGGGAACTGGCGAGGTGATATTATCTTCAAATTTAAGGTAGTCGCCTCTCCCTACCACAAGGGACGGTTGAGGATTTCGTTTGATCCTGCGGGTTACACAGCCCTCAATATTTCGAACGATCCGAATTCGAGCAACGTAGTCTTCACAAAGATTATTGATTTGGCGGATGCAACTGAGGTGGAGGTACGAGTGCCCTTCCAGCAAGCAATTCCTTTCCTCACCTGTTTTCCGCTCGTCGATTCTCCCAATGGATGGTCTACTAGTTCGACACCACCGTTCCTATATGGTACCTCCACTAGCAACGGCACCATCAGTGTCCGAGTCCACAACATTCTTACTGCCCCTGAAGTTACTTCTAACGTCAGTGTGCTAGTGTTTGTGAGGGGCGCAGAAAATTTAGAGTTCGCTAATCCACGCGATCTTAACTCTCGCCTTTCTTTATGGGACGTTCAATCTGATGATCTCGATCTCCAGGCTGATGTCATTGGGGGCTCACCTTCACGTATGGATGATAACCAATACCTTACGAATTTCGGTGAGAGCATCAATTCGTTGCGTACACTGCTTCGGCGGCAAACGTATACGTATTCTGCTTTTCCTCCTGACAATACGACGAGTGATTTCTGGATTTGGCAAAAAGGGATGACGCGCTTGCCGCTAGCTAACGGTTATGACACCTCTGGTATTCATTCCGCAGTTAGTGCAGTAGCACCACCAGCCACAAAGAAGTACAACTTTGCACAATTTCACCCTATGATGTATGTCATGAGCGCTTTTGTTGCATTTCGTGGTTCTGTGAACTGGACCTTCAATCCAACTAGTAATATCCCGTTTGGCAATGTGAAAATAGTACGGAGCAACACGTTGAAGTATACGTCTGCTAGTCTAGGTTCACCTGGTTTCTCCTTTCCCAATGGTACACAATCCGCCAACGCACAAGGTTTCCTCAATTTGGAACCCGGTGCGGCTGGTATGGCAATGACCAATCAGGAAACTCAGTGTGGTTTGAGTGCACAACTCCCGAACTACAGTGCTTACAAGTTCCAATCGACGCGCAAGTCAAGGGCAACCTTGCCTGAAACGACGGACGGTTCTGCGTGGGACATGTACATTCTGGAGGTGTCCGGTTCGGGCACAAACTCAAGTGGTATTAAAAAGGCAGCCATCCATATGTATTGTGGAATTGGAACTGATTTCGGAGTTCATTTCTTTTTGAACACACCGACCCTTCATTACTACCCCAGCATCACCCCTAACTGAGTAGGAGATAAGCTAGCTACCGCTGAAATAATAGTAGCCACTGACCTTGACGCGAGGTCATAAATCGCACGCGTCATCCAACCTTTCGAGGTTGAGAGCAGCAGATGCAAGTCTAAGTGACTGAATTCACCCCGCACGGTGGGGGCTCACCTGTTTCGGCAGGAAGGATGCGCGAGCGTCAGATTATTGAACACCTTTAGGGTTTTTGTTATGATCATGGCGCCGCCATGGTTATACAACTTTTTACCTGAAGACTGTGACATTTTCTGGCTTAGCGAGCAATCGTGAAGCG